CCGATATTTTAACTGCAAACCCACTATCTTCTACCCCGTTTGGATACCTTGTAACCATTGCTACGTCTACCGTACATTGATACCAATACCCGCACTTTGTTTTATTTTGAACCTTTGTCTGTGAGCTGATTATAACATATTTCTTAGCTACAGTCGTAATAGGTGCGATCTTACTATATACAGGTATTGCAGTTGACCCAATCACTAAGGCTGCTAAAGCTGTTTTATAGGCTGTTAACAAAGCTAAGTTCGGGTCTTTCATAGTCAAATATAATTATTTTTTTGCATTATATTGATTTGTCAATCTATTTAAGAAAGTTTTTAGCTTTTCAGGGTATATTGCAGCTTCTTCTAAATACGATCCTGTAAGGAAAGGCCGTGCAGGGAGATTAATTTTCTTAATGCCTCGACCTTTAAATGTAATCGCATAATCCTTAAACACGGCCTCAACATTTACTAAACCACCTGTACCCCAATTAACATATGGAGCGTAGGGAGCTGTAGCAAATATTATAGATTTGTTAAAATTTAGCCGTGCCGTAGTTTTCCCAATGGATTTTCTCAAGTCACCTAAATCAACCGCATCGTTTACAGAAAGTAAATCAATAGGTCCAGACGAACCCCCTGTAAAGTTTGTGACCCTAATTTTGGCTTTATTGGCTATATCTTCCGCAGTACTATTAGTAATTGCCACTGCCATCCGTTTAGCATCATCCCCAAAGGCATCAATTTGCTTTAGTAGTTTAGTAATATCAATTCGAGTTTTCATCTGTAACGGAAACTTTTATGTCGTAAAACCTGCGCCTGTCCTCTACATCCACAACCGAATGAATACTAAAATATTTATTCTCATATAGAATACGCATACTTTTTACAGGCGTAAAATCGTGTCTAAACCGTATAGTAAAAGTTCCATCATAAGTAATTACGAGCTCTGATGCCTGAATTGTACGATCTCCTTTATTCGATCTAAATTTACCCCAAGTTTGCCCGTTGGTTAAAACCAATACCGGAATCCATGTAACAATCGTATCCCCTTCTGCATTAGCCGTAATGACTGCATTTACAAAGGTAATACGTCTGTCTAGTGTGCCCGGGTTCATTAAAATAAGGTTACACGTTTGTAAGGCTGCAATAAAATATCTACAATTGCAGGATAATGAGTTTTCGGATTGTCCCTATTCTCATATAAATAAGTAATCATTTCTTTTAGTGCAGTCTGGATCGCTGCCGGAGTTTCCGTTCCGCCCTCGTAATCCCATCCGTAACCAGCCACGTAAACCAAAGTTTGATACCCTGTTTCATCCGAAAGAACGTCCGTAAACCATTCTGATTCATCTTCTTCATAATCAACTGCATCCAGATCGGTATTAGTAAGGCTTTCGATGGATAGTAAAGGATAATCAAATATCCGATACGTACCCCGTTTGTTAGTCTTTGCCGTAATTGCGCGCTGGTATAATATTTGACAAGTCATTAATTCAACTTCCTGAACTGATGCCGTTATTAAGCTTTCAATCAGTGTATCATCATAATTGTAATCAGCATCAAGCCGTAGAAATAGCTTTGCCTCAGATAAGGTAACAACATTTAGTGCGTTCATACCGTTTTTATATTAATGCTAAGTTATTAATTTTTTCCAACCAAATGTTAAATTCTGCCAAAGTTTTTATAGGATCTAATTCATTTGCCCTTTGCAATGGATTAGATTTAGGTAAATTTCGGATAGCATCTACCCATTTATCTATATCATTGCGTTCTATAAATATACCTTTTTCTCCCATGCTATCCCTAAACCCTGCAATATCACTAGCAATTACAGGGATTCCACAGCATAAGGCTTCTACCTGAGCCATGCCATAGCTATCGTATTCGGAAGGCGCTATCATTATTTTGGTCTGTGATAGGTAAATTCTAAGATCCTCGACCATAGGAACGTATTTTATATTCCTAACTTTTTCATCCTTAACCTGATGGTAATAGCCACCCTGAACGGCCATAAACTGTACATCTGGCATCCGTTTTGCAATCTTAATCAGAATTTGACCTCCTTTGTTTTCATTGTGATTGACTAAGGTTACATATTGCCCATCCATGGTCTGGCTGTAATCCCTATAATCTACAGGGGGAGGCAGTACAAAACATTCCTGATCGTAGTTTAATTCTCGCTTTGTATTTTCGCAGTTGTAAACCGTGAAGCAGTTTTTACGGATATTTACCTGTGGATACCCACAATTATTATGCGCAAAGTTTACGACCTTCTTAGTTAGCTGTTTTGATTTATTCATTGCATAACCCGTGCCTGATAGTTGCGTAAAGACAAGATCCGCCCAATCCCATAGGCCGTTATTGCAGGACTTCCAATTTTCTTTAGCTTGATATACTTCAATACCTTCAAATGTGTAGGGCTCAGGGCACCGGGTAATAGCTTTAATGATGTGTCCTTTGCTCATTAGGTATTTAGATACCCTGTGAAGGTATATTTCAGATCCTGCCCTTTGATGTGGTAGGTAGATGCCCGGGCAAAGGAGGATGTTCATTTCACCTCAATAAATAAATACGGCTTCGGTATCCTAGTCTTGCCATCATAGGTATGCAGATCAGACGGGTGATAATGATAGCTTTTGATGGTAGTTGCAGGATTGTAAAGCAAATACCCCGCCTGATTTAGCTCCCATGCAATCCTATTATCACATCCCGGAACACCTAAAAAGAAATCACAAAACCGAACTTTGCGCACCTTGCCCTGAAATATCCAAACATCCTGACTAAACCGCTCATTGTGTAGTTTCGGCTCCTGACCGGGCTTAACATCCCATCGTGATAAAGCTACACAGGTACGCCCGTTTAGATTTAACTTGCTCAGACTATCATCAAAGTAAATATCCGTATTTGATATTAGTGAAATCTCGTGTTCGTTCTGACAGTACGTATTAACTGCATCAAATAACATCCTGTACGTTGGTCTGCAATTGCCTATAATCGTAATCTTTGGGTTTTCAGGTATAGGACATTCGGTAAATATCAGGATCCTGTCAATTAATGGATTTTCAATATTTCGATTCAGGCAATAGATAAGTTCCTTTTGCCGTTCAGGGTTTTGGTCTTGGTAGAATGAGGTGTATAGGGTTATCATAGCTTCACAATCCCTGTTCCTGTATGATGCCCTATGTGTGTCAAATCCCATTTATCTTGTTTAATCCCATTCCAAAAAGTTTGCATTTCACGGTTTAAATGTATATCGTCAAACATAACTAAGCCGTGGTAATCAATTTCAATTAGCTTATTCATGAATTCCTGTTCAAAATCTCCATTGTGAAAGGTGTCTAAAAGAATGAATTTAGATTTATTGATAAAATAAGTATGTGTTAAAATATCACCTATCCAGAATTCTATATTTTCTGATTTTATGTCTGCTATTTCAGGTTGTGCCTGAACATCTACGGAATTTACAAAGTTGCTTTTATTATAACTCAAAGCCCTTGCGGAATCGCCTTTATAAGTTCCAATATCAAGCAATATACTATCCTTAAACAAAGTACTAATATAAGCCAATAGCCTGTAATGTTCTTGCCCTGCTTCAAGATCAAACCAATGCTGAACGCCCGTAAATTCGGATAGGGGTATTTCGTTCAGTCCCTCACGGGTAACTGATAGGATTTTTTCAATCATGATGTGTCATATTTTCTGTATCAAGAATAAACTTTTTACCTGTATCAATATTAACATACCTATTATGGCCGGGCATTGTTTTAACTATGCCTAAATCAAGAAACAACATACCTTCAAAAATATTTTTATTTTTTGCCTTCCATTCTTCTGGTAGAGAATCGTAATCGTATTTAAACTTTTTCATACTGCCTCATTATTAAATCTATTTCATTTATAGTCATGTATTTGTCTATTGCGTGATAGCCAAGTGAGCCAAGCCCGAATATAGTTTCAACGCTAAACTTTTGTGCGACCTCCTTAGTTGGTAAATTGCCACTGTAAAACCTTAAGCGATTGCAGAAATAAATATCCTCATTCCCGTGAACGCTCATGCCTTCATACGGCAAATCGTTACAAATTATATACATTTTTTCAGGATTGCGAATTGACAGACCTCCGTTCATACAGCCCGGTATATTTGCAATAGGAGCTCCGATAAAATCATATTCCAAAAACTCCTCAATCCCATGCCTCAATAGTCCTGAATCGTGTTGAAAGATCAACACCCTGTCGTATTGGCACCCACGCCAAAAAGCAGGATTTGTTAATATAGAATTGTAATCCCTTGCAGATTTTATACTGTAAAGCCCGTTTTCGTAGGGAGGCATCATGTGAATGATCGGCCACCCTTTAGGTATAAATTCGGAGTGCCTTTCAATAGCCTCTTTAGCTATCTCTGGCCTGTCATCTATTATTATCGCTGCGCACTTCATACTACCCTTTCATTAAAGTTTTCATGATTTTTCAATATCTCAGGCAACGTATTTTTATCAAATGGAACAGGATTCCATAAGTCACGAGCTACACAATGAACATCCCCAAATGGTGCTTCTGGTGACCAACTATAATACACATCTTGCAACCACCCCGGCCTAACCTCGTGAGCGTGACCGAAGACACCGAACTTGTAGGACATGATCTCTACAGGCTGACAGGTGCTGAAATGGTAAATAGTTTGCTTTAAGTTTATGTCTTGATCCTGATTCTTACGATTCAGATTTTCAATTCTGATAGGTCTGAATCCATCGTAACAAACCCAGTCAAATGAACGCCAAAAGTTAATATAGCCATCAATGCCGTAAAACCGTTGGGCACATTTGTAAGCATACTCAAACGATGCCTGTAGCTGTTCCGAAACATAAACTTCGTCACTGTCTACGGTCAAAACCAAGTCAAAGCCACTTGAATATTTATACTTGACTGCCCGGTGCTCATTTTCCGCCCCGTACCTATCGGCTGCATCCCATATTAGCTTATCCCCTAAAACGGTTTTACAAATGAAGTAAATATCATTTTCTTTATCAGGGCACTCTTTATTCGTTCCGTGACCCTGTGAAGGTTGCCGTGAATAAGCAATAACCATTTTATCCACGTGATCGACTACTGATAGTAGGGCTTCGCGTAGATAAGCACCACCGTAATGTATGGTCATGAAGCCAAGTACTTTAATTTTGTTCATAAGTCAATTCTAATCCTGTTAATGCGAAATAAAGGTTTTGGAGTTGGTGGACGTAGTTTATTGAATTGCAAAATGAAATACTATCACCACCAAAACTTTCAGAAAGGTTATAGCACCCAATTTCATTATCATCCTCAAAAGATATTCTTGTTTTAGTCCAATAAACCCCATTTACTTTAACAAACCCAAACCGTAACAACCATTCTCCCGTTAGGGGTATTGGTCTGTAATCTTCAAGATTTGAAAGCCCATTCTGATATTCAAACATATCCCTAAGTATCAATGCCGGGGCATCCTTTAACGGGTAAAATACTAAATTGCCTACCCTTAACTCTTTTGCTTCCATATCCCTATTAAATTTTTTACCATCTGATCAAACGTAAATTTACCCCTTACAAATTCCTCACCGTTTTTAGCTATCCTATCCCGTTCGTCTTTATTGGCATCATTCATGTAATGCCTAATTAAGCCTAACAGTTCAGGAAGCGTATTCCATACTCGAACATGAATGCCATCAATATACGGCATTCCCGGGTATGCTTTACATAAACAAAAAGTACCTGATCCTAATATCCGTAAGATCCGATCCGATGAATAACCTTCTTCTTCAAAATGGCTGACATTAATAGCCATTTTACATCCCCTGTATGCACTTGCTTCCTCTGCCTGTGAATGATTATAATTTCCTGAACCGTTACCCCAATTATTCCCGTAAGCCCCGTACACGCCCGGAAATTGCTTAGTGAGCAAATTGTGCATTTCTATTCTGAACCGGGATAGCGGAAACATATTAGCTCCGTAGTTATTGCCGAAAAAAGCTACATCCCTACATGGCAATTTCAATCCTACAGGACTATATATCTTAGGATCGTAACCTATTTCTAAAAATCCACCGTTGGAAACATTCCCTGCATCCCTGTAATTCGTGAATAATGTCCTGTCAACATAAGGAGCCATGTCAATCATCCATTGCGGAGTTGTATCCCTAATATCCCCGTTCCAATTCACAATCCATGCCCCCGTTTCCTTCATTGCTTTGACCGTTTCTAAATGTATCACATTTGGAGCCTGAATTTGCATAAAGATAATATCAGGTTTAAATTTCTGAGTGATTGCAATAGCCTCAGCATTGACATTGGACGAACCCGTAGATAACCCAATGTAATGATCGCAATTTGCCCTAAAAGCTTTACATGAGCTATCGTTCGGGGGAGGTGCGACCATAAGGCCAAGGTGTAGGATTTTCATGACAGGTAATTAATCAAATAATTAATCCATTTAGCAAGAAGCCAAAAGGAAATTAAAACTATTGTTAATGAAATAAACAGCAATATTATATAGATTAAAAACTTTAATAAAAGTGCCCCCAATTCCGACAATAAACCCTGAATGCTTTCTATGGTTTTCATACTTTCCTTATTTTATCCCAATTATTTAAAAACTCAATTATACTATCGTAGTAAACTTTCCCAGCTCCGCATTTTCTACGGATAACAATTCTGCCCTGTAGACTGCCTATATTTATTTGATACTCCTGATTTTTGTATATGCCGGGAGTGCCTGTGTAGTTAGCGCGCCACATTTTTGCTTACCAACCTTAACCCGTCCTCAATCAATATCACTACCATTGCAGATTTGCTTCGCTTATCAGATTTTGCCAAAGCCGTGACCTTGTCAAAGACTTCATCAGGCATAATTACGGTTATTCGTTTCATTCTACTAAGTTACCACTCTTTACCATATATCCAAATATTATTCCACAAAAAAACCCTGCATTGCTGCAAGGTCTTTTTTATTGGTTAGTTAATGCTTATGAAGGGTTGCTGTTCAAGCTACCTGTAACAAAAGCATCAGGATGATAGATCGGTAAAGCTACACGACCCTCAACACGTACTGTGATTTTGTTCTCACGCACGTTGGTTCCATCTTCTTCAAAGAACCTTACGATAGGATTCTCACGGATGAACAGTTGCGCACCCATTGCCCAATCCCCAACTAAGAAGCTATCTTGAGCAGGATTTACAGTGTTCATTGCAGTTGACTTGAATACCGGAATACCTGCGATGTAGATTTGACCGTTAATCACATTAACGGCAGAACCGCCCGGAAGCGTGTACTCATTGGTTGTGCCTCTAGTCATTAATAAAGCATAGTACTGTTTAGGGCTTAACAAGATACCATTTGCCATATAGTCGTTACCTTCTATTTGAGCAGCAGCATCAATGATCTTTTCAATCGGGATAGTGCGGAATCCTGCGTATGCCTCAGCGTTGGTAATTAAGCCGTCAAGTTGTGGCGAAACGCCTGTACCGTTAAGCAATTGAGCATCCTCAGCGATTAAGTACTTCTCAAGCAAACGAGCTTGCAGGAATGATCTCATTGCTGAAATATCATCCAATGCCTTACGGGTAATTCTTACGAACCCTGCAATAAACTCAGAAGGTGCGATTTTCTCAGTTAGATCGAAATCAATTTGAGGCTTAGTTCCTGAGTTATCAGTCCACGGTGCTATTGAACCTTCGCTACCTGTTTCTTGCAAGTAGTGAATTGCAGATGTAGTCATTTGACCGCTTGGTAATAACTGCCTGATATGCAGTCTAC